TTACAGGTACTTTTGCACCATTAAATCAAATACTTGGCATTTTTTACTCTTAATTTGATATATATTATAATAATAAACAGTTACAAAAAGGAAGATTAGTATGGCAAAAAGAAAAAGTTTTGATGAAAAATCAAAAGGGATGCACAAAACCCGTAAATTAATTATAGATACGGTATTTGGCAGAGAGGACAATACTCAAAAGGTTTTTGGTTATGAAAAAGAAACCGAACAAAAAAGAGAAGTTGGTGAAACATGGACGGATGGTGATGGTAAAGAATGGAGACAAGAGAAAGGATTTAAGACAGTCGTTACTGAAATGGACGATGTTAGAGATTTCTTACATAAATTAAGTCATTGTTCTTCGGAAGATTGTAAAACCGTTCCATATAGTTGGGCAGATAAAAAGTTAATTAGTAAAACTGGAATGTGTGCAACTTGTTTGGCAAAATTTGAAATGAACTTGAGAGTGGATGGGACGTTTCCTTTTTATGAAGATTATAAAATAACAAATAATAAACTTGCGTATGTAAGGGATTATAAAGATAAAATGGTAGAGGCCCTAGATGGTGTAAAACAACAAATGGAAATAATTACCGAAGATGGTAAAGTTGAAAAATGGGAATGGCAAGTAGATATTGAAAAAGTAAAAGTGGATTTAAAAAAAGACATCGATGGAGCGTATGAAGCCATTGAATTATTAATAGAAAGAAAAAGATTATTAGAAGAAAAATTGGTTGAATTAAATCATCCAGAATTAATTAAAAAATAAAAAATATGAAAAAATTATTAAACATTAAGAACATTGCGATTGCAGTTTTGATTGCAATTATTTTATTAGAGTACTTTAACCCAGGCGGTAAAATGCCAGGAAGAACAATCCGTATTGAAGGAAAAAAATACGAAGTTATTAAACACGAAATTGATACAGTTGATATCGTAAAAACAAAAGTAGTAACTAAAAAGGGTGAAGATATCTATCACGAAACAATCGTAGAAAAAGAAGTTCTAATACCAGCAGTAGTTGATACTATGGCTTTATTAAAAGATTATTATTCAAAAGTGTTATACAAAGATACATTAATTTTACCTGATTCATTGGGTACAGTTTCTTTATCGGATACAATTTCACAAAACAAAATCTTTGGTAGAACTTTCAACTCAAGTGTTAAACAAAGAACTATTAAAGAAACTCTTATTGTTAAAGAATTACCAAAAACACAAGTATATTATGGTTTAACTGGTGGATTTAACAAAGCGGATGTGGTTTCAAATGTTGGTGCAGGACTATTAATTAAAACTAAAAAAGATAAAATCTATAATTTAGGTGTTGGTGTTTCTAATAGAGTAACCGATGGAACTAACGGAACATTGTCTCCATATATTGGTGGTGGTGTTTATTGGAAGATTAAATTCAAAAAATAATGGGAGTTCAAGGGCAACCTAAGAAATCATTAAAAGAGATAATAGCTGAAGAATATCGTAAATGTGCATTAGACCCCATTTACTTTATGAAGAAGTATTGTGTTATCCAACACCCGGTGAGAGGAAAAATACCCTTTCACCTTTTCCCATTTCAGGAAGATTGTTTAACTGACTTTAAGGAAAATAGATTAAATATTATTCTTAAATCCCGTCAATTGGGATTATCAACATTATCCGCAGGATTTATTCTTTGGAAAATGTTATTCAACCAAGATTATAATGCATTGGTTATTGCAACAAAAATAACAGTAGCAAAAAACTTAGTTGAAAAGGTAAGAGTAATGCACGACTTACTTCCTGTATGGTTAAGAGATGGTGGTAATAGTTCAGTAGAAGATAATAAACTTTCCCTTAAATTAAAAAATGGTTCACAAGTAAAAGCAATCGCAAGTTCTCCCGACGCAGGTCGTTCGGAAGCATTGTCATTGTTGGTTGTGGATGAAGCTGCATTCATTAGAGATATTGATGAAATTTGGCTATCAGCACAATCTACATTGTCAACGGGTGGTTCTGCAATTGTATTATCTACTCCAAATGGTGTGGGTAATTGGTTTCATAAAATGTGGGTAGAAGGTGAAAGTGGTGCAAATGGATTTAATTGCATAAATTTACATTGGACAAAACATCCAGAAAGAAATCAGGCATGGAGAGACGAACAAACTCGAATATTGGGAGTTAAAGGTGCTTCACAAGAATGTGATTGTGACTTCGTTGGTTCGGGTGATACCGTAATTGACCCGGCATTATTGACTTGGTATAAAGACACATATGTAATGGACCCGGTTGAAAAAACTGGCTTTGATGGTAATTATTGGAAATGGGAACATCCAAATTATAATAGAGCATATATGGTAGTTGCCGATGTCGCTAGAGGTGATGGTTCGGATTATTCTACATTCCAAGTAATTGATATTGAAGATTCATCACAAGTTGCAGAATATAGAGGTAAAATAGAAACAAAAGATTTTGGAAACTTTTTAGTAGCAGTATCCACAGAATGGAATAACGCACTATTAATTATAGAAAACTCAAATGTAGGATGGGCAACTATCCAACAGGTGATTGATAGAGGATATGGTAACCTATTCTATATGAGTAATGACCTAAAATATATTGATGTTGAAAAACAAATGTCTAATAAGTTTTATAGAGACGAAAAGAAATTGGTTGCAGGATTTGGAACAACGATAAAAACAAGGCCACTTATAATTTCTACATTAGATACATACATAAACAATAAAGATATTTTAATTCGTTCTCAAAGACTTATAGATGAATTATTTACATTTATTTGGAGTGGTGGTAGAGCCGAAGCAATGAAAGGATATAATGATGACTTAACAATGGCATTGGCAATTGGACTTTGGGTTCGTAATACAGCACTTCGTTTGAAACAAGAAGGAATTGATTTAACAAAAACAATGTTAAACTCAACACAGGTAAGTCAGTATACCGGATTTGTTGCATCAGGACATCTTAAACAAAATCCTTATGAAATGGATATGGGTAAAAAGGGAGTAGAAAATTTAACTTGGTTATTAGGATAATTATATATTTATATAGTGAAACTCTTGTAAATGAATGAAGATTTAAATAAATGGTTTAAAGAAAAATGGGTAAACATCGGTAAAAAAATCGATGGTAAACACCCACCATGTGGAACTTCAGGAGAAAAAAGAGGTTATGCAAAATGTGTTCCTGCAGCAAAAGCAGCCGGAATGAGTAAAAAAGAAAAAGAAAGTGCAACTCAAAGAAAAAGAGCTGCACAAAATGATGCAGGTAGAGGTGGTAAGAGTAGTAGTGGACAAGGTAAAACACCAATATATGTTTCAACAAAACCAAAAAATGAAACTATGAACATAGAAGAAAGAATAAATTTATTTTTAGAAAAGAATTGTCCAACGGACCCAGGTAAGTGGTCTGCAAGTAAATCAGCTGCAAAATCTAAATTTGATGTATATCCATCTGCATACGCAAACGGATGGGCAGCAAAAAACTATAAATCTAAAGGTGGTGGGTGGAAAACTTGTAGTGAAAATGTAGTAAGTGAAGTAACGGGTAGAGAAGCAAAAGAAATTGCTAAATTAACGGGCACACGTGATAGTATAGTACAAAAGTTTATAGATGATTTTAATTTAAATGCACAAAACCTTTTTAATTTTATAGCTAAAGGAAAAGAAAAAGTTAGAAAAGATTTTGCAACCGCAATGTCAGGTAGACCGGGTAATAAATATCAAGGTGATTTTGTAGGCATGTTTGGTGAAGGTATAGTAAACGAAGCTTGTTGGGAAGGATATAAACAAGTTGGTGGTAAAATGAAAAATGGTAAAATGGTTCCAAATTGTGTTCCTATAAGTGAAGATATTGATAGTGATGATGATGTAAATTATGGTTTAGTTGAACCTGAAGAATATGATGTAGAAGATGAAGATATGGAGGATTTTATTTCATTTATGAGAAATTACGCAAAAGACTTAAATGAAGAAACTTGTCCTTGTATGCATGAAGCAGAATATCAAGGCAGAGAAGTTAAGTTGGGCAAACCAATGGCAGGTGATGTAAAGAAATTTAAAGTATATGTAAAAAATCCTGCAGGAAATGTTGTTAAAGTAAACTTTGGACATGGTGGAACATCCGCTGCATCCAAAGGTGAGAAAACAATGAGAATAAGAAAGTCTAATCCTGCAGCTAGAAAATCATTTAGAGCAAGACATAATTGTGATAGTCCAGGACCAAGACATAAAGCAAGATATTGGAGTTGTAGAAAATGGTAATGTTTGGTAATACCAAATATTTTCCGTATATTTAGAAAAATAGAATTATATAAAAATGGCAGATAAATCAATATTTAGTAGGTTACAAAAATTATTTTCAACAAACACAATTGTTCGTAAAACACAAGATGGTGTAAAGGTTGTTGATACAGATGAGTGGCAGAATATGACCACAAACTTAGTTGACCGCTTTATGAAAATGAAAGTGACCAACTATGGTACAGGGCAAACAGCATCATCAATGGCATATCAGCAAGTTAGAATTGACTTGTTTAGAGACTATGATTCAATGGATATGGACCCGATTTTATCATCAGCATTGGATGTATATTCTGATGAAACTACTGCAAGAAATGAAATGGGTAATGTTTTAAAAATTCATCATGAAGATGACCAAATAAAACAATTATTAGAAAATTTATTCTATGATATTCTTAATGTAGAATTTAACCTCTGGCCATGGACTAGAAACTTAGTAAAATATGGTGATTTCTTTTTACAATTAGAAATAGCAGATAAATTGGGTATTGTAAATGTAATGCCATTATCAACATACGAAGTTAGTAGAGTTGAAAATTTTGACCCAGAAAATCCACAAAGAGTTAAATTCATATACGCACCATACCAAAACCCATCGGGTGGATATGGACAAACTCCAAAGAAAGAATTTGAAAACTATGAAATGGCTCACTTCCGTTTAAATTCGGATTCAAACTTTTTACCTTACGGAAAATCAATGATAGAAGGTGCAAGAAGAGTTTGGAAACAATTGATGTTAATGGAAGATGCTATGTTAATTCATAGAGTAATGAGAGCACCTGAAAAAAGAATATTCAAAATTGACGTAGGTAATATCCCACCAAACGAAGTGGATAACTACATGCAGAAGATTATCAATAGTTCTAAGAAAGTTCCATTTGTAGACGAAAGAACGGGAGATTACAATTTGAAATACAATATGCAAAACCTTATTGAAGATTATTATATGCCAGTTCGTGGTAATGATAATGGTACTTCAATTGATACCTTAAAAGGTTTGGAATATAATATGATTGATGATATTAACTACTTAAAAGGTAAGTTAATGGCAGCATTGAAAATTCCAAAAGCATTCTTAGGATATGAAGAAGATGTAAATGGTAAAGCAACATTGGCAGCACAAGATGTTAGATTTGCAAAAACAATTGAAAGAGTACAAAGAGTATTAATTTCAGAATTGACTAAAATAGCAATTATTCACTTATACGCACAAGGTATTACCGATGATAGACTAACTGATTTTACATTAGAACTTACAATACCATCAAAAATCTACGAACAAGAACAAGTTGAATTATATACTTCAAAAGTAGCATTGATTACACAAATGCAACAAACTAAAATGTTCTCAAAAGAGTGGATGTATGAAGCGGTAATGAAACTTGCAAAAGATGAACAAGATGAAATGACATTACAAGTATTGGAAGATACTAAACAAACATTCCGTTTAACATCAATAGAAACACAGGGTGTTGACCCAGCTAAAGAAACTGGTACCGATGAACCAACCAATGTAGAAGAAGAATTGAATAGACTTAAATCGGAATTAGAAGAAGATGACAAAGGTGGCAGACCGAAAGACGCTGTTAGATATG